GACGTACCAATATTACCGGCTGGATCCATTGTTAATACCATTGGTCTTGATATTTTAAATGAAGTGTCAGCTTCTTCAACTAGCTTACCGATAAGTTCCTCACCACTGGTAAGTTTTAAAGTAACTACTTCGCCGTTTGTTAAACCTTTGTTAATTAAAAGTCCCATGTTAATCCTTGAATTGAAGTTAAAATAAGATTGTACTACTTAATTGGCTCGTTGTCAACTAAAACCACTTGCCAATTTTCTTGAAAGTATTACTTGCCGCGTGACCGATGTCATTTCCCACATTAACCACTGTATTACCAACATCAGTTGCGGTGTTCACAACTGCATTTCCTACTGTTTTACCAGCATCAACCACTGGTGCTGCAACTGTGGTTGCCACGTTAACTACTGGAGTGGTATCAACCGAAATATGGGTATCAATGTCAACGCCTGCAAGTAATGCAATTTTACCAGCAGCATCAATGGTAACAGTATTGCCATCGAGTGAAACTCCACCACCAATATTAGCACCAACTTGAGCACCGATACTAACTCCAGCGGTAGCACCAGCGGTTACTCCGTTACTACTGATTTCGGCACCAATACCAACGCCGGTACTAGCACCAGCAGAAGCACCTGCATTACCTTGAATACCATGTGCACCTATCGATGCTTCTGCTTCAACGCCTGCGTGTGCTTCAGCATTTGCATCGGCTGATACTGTGGCTTTTACGGTGCTAGTATCACCGATTGATGCATCCGCATGTGCGTCAGCATGTGCTTCAACTCCTGCACCGGCTTCTGCTACAATATCGGTACCATTAAAACCGACACTTGCACCGGCTTGAGCACTGGCCTCGGCGTCTGCTGACGCCTCGGCACCCATAGATACTCCACCTACCGTAGTTTCAGTGGATGTTTCTGCACTTGCTTCAGCACTCGCTGATGCACTAACGCTGGTATCGGTTACTTCAGTTGTTACGTTTGTTTTTGATTCTGAACTCATAGTTTTTCCTAACAGGTTAAGGTTAATGGATTGATGTTGTTAAAATCGATATAATCATCTTCGAAAAAACTTGGGAAGACGTTATCGTATTGTACAGGTGGCGTAACTTTGGTCATTACTAAATCCAGATGTTCTCGAATGGCCTGCCACTGTTCCTTGGTTGGTGGATTTGGATGTAATTCGGCTTTGCCTTGTAGCCAATAGCAGAAGTTTTCAGGTGTCATTTTTATCTCCTCAAAAAGTAAAGGGTGGTATTGCTACCACCCCTGTGATTTAGCCTTCACATGCAACGCATGCTGATTTGTTTACATCAACACCATTCTCAGATCTGATGTAATACAGTGATTTAACATACGGATCTTTGAATGCCATTTTATGAACTTCACTAATATATTCTTCATCTTCTTCAGCACTAAAGAATAAGTTAATACTTTGTGCTTGGTCAATAAATCGTTGTCTAGCAGAAGCTAATCGAATGATCTGGGTTTGTGGAATTTCAAATGCTGTTTTAAATACAGCCTTTTCATCATCTGTTAGCCAGTCAACGTGTTGTACTGAACCGTGATTGTCAATAATATCTTTAACAATCTTATCAGAATAAACACCTTTTTCCTTCATTAATCGCAGCAAAGTTGGGTTAACTCGATCAATCTTACCAGCAGCCGTGTTTTGCACGTATGCGTTTTTGTAGATTGGCTCAATACCTTGTGATACAGAACCACAAATTAACGAAGACGAGTTATGACTAACAATACCTGATTCTAAAAGATAACAGTGCTCGTCTGGAACTTCGATGTCAAACGTCGCTTCTTGTAACGGCATTTCTTCAATAACTTCAAAAGTCCAACCATTGTCAAACTGCTCGCCCTTAACTAAATCATGTGCTTCAATCCATTCACCATCGATACGTCTAAACTTATGTTTTTCCGTACAGGTAATTGAATAATATTCATCGCCTTTAGTGAAAGTTACCATGTAAACAGTTTCAATACCGTTATACCAGATTTTATCAACAGTTTTAGTACCTTCAGGGGTTGCAACTACTACTGGAGTAACAGCAGCATGCCATTGTTTATCATTTGTTGCTCGCATAGAATCATAATCAAGACCCATTTTACCAATTAAGGTAGCATAATCAACAACTGATTGATCACCTAGTACAATCTTAGTATCAGCTGTTACACACATATTGGGAGCTATAGCGATTCGCGTTACGTTTCTAACACCATAACCTTCACACCATTCAGGTTCGCCAAATGCTGTAGCCATCCACTCAGATGCTCTTTTAGATTCATCATGTAGATGCTTGAAGATTTCAGTATTCTTGTAATAGGCTTCCATCGAATCAAATGCGATCATGTTATCTTGTAGATAAGTATGGAACCCGAGCATACCCAATCCCAACGCACGACTTTTCTCAGCAAATCGAACAACCTTTTCCATGCCACGTTTTGTTTTACCAATTTCAATCAAATCTTGGTTAACGCAATCTAAGAAAACAGTTGCGTTGAAGACCGCATCGGTATCTTTCCATTCATCGTACATTGACGCATTCATTGAAGATAATACACATGAGAATGTATGGTCTTCATCTGAAAATAATGCGATTTCTGAGCAGTTATGCACTAAAAGATCATTGGCAAAGAAGCATTCTGTTTCTGGTACCGTGATGTCATATACTGGAGTTTCTTCAACTTCAATACCATTAACCGTAATACTAGAAACTTCACCGGTACTCGCTAAAAGATAATCGGTTTCATTCAAGTCCTTAGCTTCTACATAATCACGGTTAACCGTAAAGATTTTATGATTACCAGTACATCTAATAGTACTATTCGAAGTTACAATTTCATACAATTCCGTAACAACCGCAGTTTGAGCAGCAGCACTGACTGATGACCAATGGACATTACCATCTAAGTAAGTTTGTACTTGTACTGTAGAATTAGGTGTGAAGTATTGAACAAAGTCTTCTAACTTAATACTGTTAATAGCATTAGCAATCTTGATTTTGATTAAGGTATCACCAGTTAAGCAAAGATTAGATGCTTTAATTTCCAATCCTTTGTCTTTAAACATTTTCGGTGCTTGGCGATTTACTTTATCCACGAAGAAGAAGTAACCTTTACCTGTAATCATTTTCAACTTAAGTGCTTTCTGGTAACGTTCAATTGCATCTGGGTCACCAGCATCTAATCTAGCAATGAATTCATCAGTTACATTCCAACCAATATTAGCATCATCTGGGTTTTTACCAATGTAATTAACCAATTCATGAAAATCACCGTGATCGATTTCGATATAACCAGCCCAAGCACCTCTTCGTTGGCTACCTTGGCTAATATCACGTGATAACTGTACAAAGTCTTTGAATACTGGCAATACACCCGATGCAGCACCTTTCATACCTGCGATTTTAGAACCGCGTGGTCTGATAGCACCTAAGTAACCAGAAGTACCAAATCCATTTTTAGACAGAACTGCTGCTTCTTTTTGTGCATCATAAAAGTCATATACACTATCATTGATATATCCACCAGAACAAGATACTGCACAACCAATACCAGTACCCATATTAGATAGAACTGGCGTTGAAGCAGCTAACCAACCATTCCAAAGCAATTCAAAGAACTTGGCACTCCATTCTTCTTGATTATTCGTATACTTCGCAGCATGATCGGCTACTCGATGATAAACCGAGTATAAATCAGGGTACTTCTCAGATAGGTAATTTTCTTTTAGCATTTGCCATGCTGGTGTTGTTACCCATTCAGGTAGTTTACCTTCTTCTTGTAGGCGTTTACGTTCTTCGCCTAATTCTGAATAAATTGATTGTTCTTTTTTTACCATGTGAATCGTCCTTCAATCCAAGCGCGTGTATAATCCGATCCAGTACTTGAAAAGAAATCGTGTAGAACACTCGAATTCAAATCTTTCATGAACCATTCTTCGATAGGGTTGTACGTGGGTTTAAAGATAGCTTTGTAACCCAAGTTTTTCAAACAAGTATCCAATCTTGATTCAACAAAATGAATCAACTGCTTATCCGTAATACCACGGATTGGTCCTTTTTCGAATATCTTATTGATAATAACAGTTTCGTGTTCAAGAATCAAGTTTGCAGTTTCGACTAAATCATCTTTTAGTTTTGTTAATTCATCATCTGTTAGTGCTTTGTCTGCAATAGCTTCTGCGAGTAACGTTCTGAATAACCAAGCACCAGCTTGGCTATGTAAGGTTTCGTCAATAGCTGAGAAATTGATCCCTGCATTGATGTTTACGAGTTTTGACTTTCCTACACTATTGAAATGCTTCAAGAAAGCAAATGAACTGTAAAGAATTGCACCTTCAATCATAGAGAAAATACCAACTGACTTTAAGATATTGTAAACGGTATCGCGTTTTCTTTC